AATCCTAAGTACCGTTTTGTCTGTGCAGCCGTCTCCCGGAGGCAAGGCAAAACGTACATAGCGAACATTATTGGACAGCTAGTGTCTCTAGTGCCTGGCTCCAATATTCTTATCATGTCACCTAACTACTCCTTGTCTCAGATTTCTTTTGATCTTCAAAGAAATCTTATTAAGCATTTCGATTTAGAAGTTACTAAAGACAACGCAAAAGATAAAGTTATTGAAATTTCTAACGGCTCTACTATACGTATGGGTTCTGTCAATCAAGTAGACTCTACAGTAGGTAGAAGTTATGACCTAATTATATTCGACGAAGCAGCACTGGCAGATGGTAAAGATGCATTTAACGTAGCACTAAGACCCACACTTGACAAAGAAAACTCCAAGGCTTTATTTATATCCACGCCACGGGGTCGTAACAACTGGTTTTCCGAGTTCTTTTATCGAGGATTTTCAGAGGAGTTTCCAGAGTGGTGTAGCATACGAGCTACTTATAGAGATAATCCTCGAATGTCAGAAAGCGACATTTCAGAAGCCCGTAAGTCTATGTCAGAAGCCGAGTTTCGGCAAGAGTACGAAGCTGACTTTAATACTTATGAAGGCCAGATATGGAAGTTTAATTTTGAAACACAAGTACAAGATCTATCACAATTTGATACTAGTAAAATGGATGTTTTTGCAGGAATGGACGTTGGATATAAAGACCCTACTGCCTTCTGTGTAATTGCATATGACTGGGACACTGAAACGTTCTATTTAGTAGACGAGTATTTAAACGCGGAGAGGACAACTGAGCAACACGCAGGTGAGATACAAAAACTTATTGATCGTTGGGATATTGATTACATTTATATTGATTCAGCAGCTCAACAAACAAGGTTCGATTTCGCGCAGAACTATGGAATCTCCACTATTAACGCGAAGAAGTCTGTACTCGACGGAATTGGACATGTTGCCGGGATTATTGACAACGATAAACTTGTCATCGACCAAGAAGCTAAAGAATCGCTTATTTGTGTAGATGCCTACCAGTGGGACCCAAATCCTAATTTAGCAAGGGAAAAACCGAAACACAACGCAGCTTCGCACATGGCAGATGCACTTCGATATGCGCTTTATTCGTTCATAACCTCAAATATAACCTTCTGATGATACCTGTGCAAAAATAGTTATTGACAAGACACCCTAAAGCCGCTATAATTCTTCTAATGAAAAATCAGGAAACGAAAGGAAATGCCTAAGTTAAAACGTGATGTTGTAAAGTATGTACGAGATAAGGCAAAGTCCAAGTATGAGAAAGGAAGCGCTTGCGAGATTTGTAATGAAACAGAACAGCTTGACTTTCACCACTATTATAGTTTAACGCCCCTACTTAACCAGTGGCTTACAAAGAATAAACACAACCCTGAGTACATACAGGCACTTCGGGATGACTTTATAGAAGAACACTCTGCCGAGCTTTATGAGTATACTGTGACTTTATGTCATACGCATCATTTAAAGCTGCATTCAATTTATGGTAAAGATCCCTCGCTAGGAACTGCTAAAAAGCAAATGCGTTGGGTAGAGATTCAAAGAGAAAAACATGGCTTGGTATAACAATATTTTTAAAGGAGCGAATGCAGAGAAACTAAACCCTGCTCAGTTCCATGACATAGGAACCGTGGAAAGCTCTAGAGAAGATACTCTAAGCTATGAACGTGCCTATGAGCAATTAGAGATTGTAAATCGTGGCGTAAACATGATCGTAGATGATGTAGCCGAGATTCCTACTCTCGTTAAGCCCAATACTAGCACTAAAGGTGTTATTAAAGGCATAAAAAGAGTTAAGGTAGAGTCCCTACTCAATAGAGAGCCAAATCCCTATCAAGATGTCAACTCTTTTCGTAGAAACTTAATTACAGATTTTTTAATTGATGGTAATATCTTTGTCTACTTTGATGGTGCTTATATGTATCATCTTCCTGCAGATAAGGTTACTGTTCATGCAGATGAAGATACTTATGTGTCTCACTATTCACTACATGATGTAGATTTTACTGTTGATGAAATTATACACGTTAAAGAGAACTCTTTCCACTCTATATATCGTGGAGTTCCTCGTTTAAGTCCTGCAGCGCGTACAATGAATCTTGTATCTTCTATGCGTAAATTTCAGGATAACTTCTTTAAGAATGGTGCTGTTCCCGGACTTGTACTTAAGTCACCGAACACCCTTTCTGATAAAATTAAAGATCGTATGATCTTAGCTTGGCAACAGCGTTATAGACCTGATGCGGGTGGCAGACGACCTTTAATTTTAGACGGTGGCATCGAAGTAGATGCGATTTCAAATGTAAGTTTTAAAGAATTGGATTTTCAAAATGCTATTTTAGAAAATGAAAAAATCATTTTAAAGGCACTCGGAATCCCTCCAATTCTTTTAGATTCTGGCAACAACGCTAATATTCGCCCGAATTTACGACTCTACTATTTGGAGACTATACTTCCTATCGTTCGAAAAATTAATTTTGCAATGACTCGATTCTATGGTTTTGAGTGTGTTGAAGATATTACCGAGATCCCCGCTCTACAGCCAGAGTTGAGGGATGCATCAGCATATTATACGTCATTAGTAAATGGTGGTATTATAACTGCAGCTGAAGCTCGGGAAAGGTTAGGATTCCCTGCAATAGATGGAACAGAAGAAATTAGAGTACCTGCAAATATAGCAGGTTCAGCCGCCAACCCCGACGAGGGTGGTAGACCAGTTGAGGAGACTGCAGATGAAGGGTAATAGAATAAAAATACATAAGGCAATCAAGCTTTTAGCAGCATTTTTTCTAAGAGAAAAGAAGTTGTATACTGAGCACGATTATATTGCCTTAGGCAATCGTCAACCTGTAGCTGGTACCACTATTCGGTATATCTTTGGTGGATACCCAGGAATGATAACTTGTATGAAACAAAGCGCATATTGGGAAGAGCTTAAGCAAATGCATAATAGTAAGCCCTCTCCTAAACCCGTAGAACCTGTAGCTGCACCTCAGGTTGAAGTACCAAAGCCAGTACAACCTAAGCCTGCACCTAAGGCCGCGGTTAAGCCTGCTGTTAAACCAGCAGTTACAGAGGGCAAAGATAATGAATAAAATCTTTAATCTTACCTCTACCTTTAAAGCTCTTGAAAGTGATGATGGATCTATCATGATTCGGGGCATGGCAAGCACAGCTGACTTTGATCGCGCGGGTGACTCCATCTCAGCAGAAGCTTGGCAGAAAGGTGGACTAAAGAACTTTGAAAAAAATCCAATTATTCTATTTAATCATGACTATGATAGACCTATTGGTAGAGCAACCGGCATGAAGGCAGGAGATCTAGGCCTAGAGTTGGAAGCAAAAATCAGCAAGTCGGCACCTGCCAACGTAGCTGAGCTAGTAAAAGACGGTGTTCTTGGGGCCTTTTCCGTAGGTTTCCGAGTCAAGGATGCTGATTATATTAAGGAAACCGACGGATTAATGATTAAGGACGCTGAGTTATTTGAGGTATCAGTTGTATCTGTACCGTGCAATCAAGCAGCTACTTTTTCGCTCGCGAAGTCTTTTGACTCTACTGAAGAGTACGAAGAATTCAAAAAAACTTTCACTAATCGTGTAGATCTAGCAGGTCAGTCTCTGGCTAAGGATGAAGTTATTACTTCGGGAATAGCTAGTGACAACACACCTAAAAGCGCGGATAACTCCGCAGATCAGGAGATCAAGATGGATAATCAAAACATCGACTTGGAAGCTTTTGCAAAGAAGGTAGCAGAAGATACTGCTGCAAAAATCGCAATGAAGCAAGCCGAGCAAAAAGCAGCTGAGAAACTCGAAGCTGAGAAACAAGCTGAAATTGTTGAAGCACAGGACATCAAAGTTAAGACTGGTATTCAGTCTGGCGTTGAAGCTCTTATGGCTGATATGGAGTCAAAAATGGCTGAGAAAGATGCAGACATCGCATCTATCGTAGCACAACACAAAAGCGATTTGGAAGAGAAGTCTTCTGAAATCGAAGCTATGCAAAATAGCAAGAAAAGCTTCCAGAACCGTGGCGGCGATTTAACTAAGTTTGGTAAGGAATTCCTCCATGCCTCTGTACTTGGTAAAATCACTGGTAAGGGCTGGAACACTAAGTTCGCACAAGATCTTAAAGAAAAAGTAGGTGTTCAGTTCGACACTAACGCTGGTACTTTAGATACTATCGTTTCAACTACTTTTGAAGAAGAAGTTAGACTTTCTCAGAAAGTTGCTGGACTCTTCAGAGAGCTAGCTGTTAATTCTGGTGCAACTGTACTTCCTTTGATGGATGACACTAACGCTGCAACTTTCTCTTCAGGCGGAATTGGTGATGGTATCCTTGAGAACCGTACCCAAGTAGCTGCTAACGAGTTTGAATTGCGTGAAGTAACTGCACTTGCTAAGCGTCTTATCTCTGGTACCTATATTGGTGCTGATACTGACGAGCAAGTCGTTGTAACTATCCTTCCAATGATCTTGTCAGCTCTAGCTCGTGCTCACGCTCGTGCAATTGATGGCGCATTTACTATTGGTAACTCTAGTATTGTAGGTCTTGTTGGTGGAGCTGGTACTGATGGATCTGGTTCTTTCTTAGCCGGTGATTCAACTACTGTAACTGACTTAGCTGTTAACGGTTCTGTGAACCTTACTGCTGCTAACTTAATGTCAGCTCGTGGCGAAATGGGCAAGTATGGTATTAACCCTGCTGATGTTGCTTACATCGTCAACATGGAAGAGTACTACAACTTAGTAAATGATCCTGCTTTCTCTGATGTTAGCGAAGTTGGTTCTGATCTAGCTGCTAAGGTAACTGGTACTATGGGTTCTGTTTATGGATCTCCAGTTGTCGTATCTGATCACTTCTCTCGTGCTGCGAACAAGACAGCTGCTTGTGCTGTTAACGTTCACAACTATGTTGTTCCACGTCTACGTGGTGTTAACATCGAAAGTGATTACGAGACTGCAAACCAGCGTACTGCTGTTGTTGCATCTCAGTCACTCGGATTCACCGAGCTTTATGCGGGCGCTGTTGGCGACCTTCCTTCTGTTCGTATTGAATACGCTGCATCTTAATTGTAGAAGAGTAATAAAACTTGGGGGTTCGCCCCCGAGTTTTTACTAATGGACTTATGACCTTATGGCAAATTTAATAACACTAGACGAATACAAGATTTCTGAGAAGATTGAAAGCTCAAAGGAAGATGCTCGCCTAGACACTATTATAACCTCTGTGAGTCAATTAGTAAAAACTTACTGTAATAATACTTTTGTAGACTATTATGCTTCAAATAAAGTAGAATACTTTAATAACCACTTTAATGTTACTTCTATTCAGTTAGAAGAAAGCCCTGTAACTACTGTTGTTTCTGTAAAAGAGCGGAGTGGTATAGCCTCGGATTACACAACGTTAGTGGTTGATGTAGACTATTATGTAGATACTTCAACAGATAGTATCTTTAGATCTAATGGGTCAAATGGCTTTACGTATTGGCCTCTTGGACCAGGAGCTGTAGAAGTTACATATAAAGCAGGATATTCAGAATGTCCCGCTGATCTACAGTTAGCTGTGATTGATTTAATAACTTATTATGCTAAAGATGAGCATAAGGGGCGCCAAACCATGGCAGGAGCTAGTATACAAAATCAATCTTCCTCTAGTCAACGTAATAACGTAGCGTTCCCAGACCATATTAAAAGAGTCTTGGATCTATATAAGAACTTCTAATGG